AATTCATTAACGGTATACGTTTTCGAACTCGAAAAACGTATAAAAAAATGTTTTCAGAAAGAAAAAGAAAAGGAACTTCTCTGTATGATGTTGTAACCTACACCCTCCCCAAACTGCACACTGGCAAAAACTGGTATGTGGATTTCAAGTGCTACGATCCGCTAGAAGGAAGTATGAAACGAAAAAAAATCATGCTTGACTCAATTGCAAAAATTTCGGAACGTAAGAAAAGAGCCACTGAAATCATAACAGTCACCACACAACGCCTCAGGAACGGCTGGAACCCATGGGCGGAAGCCACAACAGACAGACAATGTGCAAACTTTGTCTATGTCACAGAAATCTATAACAAGTATCTGGAAAAACTCACTTCTGCCAAAACACTAAAACAGAAGACACTCTATGATTACCAATCAAGATTAAACATGCTGCTAGAATATAATAACAGCAGGCACCTGCCTATTATGTATATGTATCAATTCGACCAAGCATATATAAGCGACTTTTTGGATTATATCTTATTAGACCGTGATGCCAGTGCCCGGACACGGAATAACTATCGCACCTGGTTATCTACCTTCTGTACCTGGCTGAAGGAAAAAAAATATATCGAGGACAACCCGACCGATAAAATCCGCTCTTTAGCGGAAGAAACGAAATTCCGCTCCGCACTTACGAAAGAGGATCTTGCACAATTACATGAATATCTGAAAGAGACCAACAAACACTTTTTATTAGCCTGTCAAATGGAATATTATACCTTTATCCGTCCGGACGAGCTAAGCAATATCCGATTAGGAGACATTAAAATCAAGGAGCAAAAAGTATTTGTATCATCCACTATCAGCAAGAACCGACGCGACGGAATGGTCGGATTGAATGACAGTTTGGTCAAACTGATGATTGAATTAGACATCTTCAGGAACAGTTCAGACTATTACCTTTTTGGCAAGGATTTCAAACCCTCTATTCAAAAAGCAGACTCACGCATTTTCAGAGAATACTTCAACAAAGTACGAGCTTTTTTGCGATACCCGAAAAACTATCAGTTTTACAGTCTAAAGGACTCCGGCATCCGTGATCTGGCAAATGCCGAAGGCATCGTGATAGCCCGTGATCAGGCACGTCATGCGGATATCAGCACCACCAACAAATATCTGAAAGGAGATAATATGACCGTACATGAAGAAACCAAGCATTTTGAAGGAAACTTATAAAAAGAAGGTTAATACATAGTAAAATTACTATGTATTATTTGCACATAATAAATTTACTATGTATCTTTACAATGTCAATAAAACAAGAACCATGAATGAAAAAGAAGAAATTTCAGCCTTACTCCATCGTTTAACACAGTTAAAAATGGAGTTGAAGATGACAGAGTTCACTTTCAAAAACAACAAAAAGTTAACAGAACAACAAGTAAATTCCATTCTAGATGAAAAATTAAGAATAGAAAAATTCATCCGGATTCTGGAAAACAGATTGAAAGAGTTAGAAAATTAATTGTTAAACCAGTCCCCTTAAACAAGGGGACACAACCCTATATAATATGTCAGACATCAAAAAAGAATTGAAGGAACTGGAAGAGATCATGCATTCAACAGATGAAGACAGAGAACAAAAATTCGAAAAGAAGTTTCTCTACATCCGAGAACATTACACCAGCGAAGAAGATAATGAGGCTATTTATAACTTTACCCTAAACGGATACAAACAAATCAATAATGAACTGGAAAACATGACTCGCTATTTGGAACTCCAGAATCAGATCAAAAGCGTAAAGGAAATAATACCTGTCTCATATATCGCCCGGAACTATTTCGGGAAAAGTGCCGCTTGGTTGCAACAACGTCTTTACGGTTATAAAGTAAGAGGTAAGGTATATACCCTTAACGAAAAGGATATCAAAACCTTAAACCTCGCACTACAGGATATTAGCAAAAAGATTGGTTCACTCACCATCGCACTGTGATGGTCTGTTTTATTGACACGATCCCCGTAGTTGAACCGCTACGGGGATTTTCTATTCTAGTCAATTCTATAAAATATACCTTTCATCACCTTGTTTATCCCGTTCACATCTATCTCCGCCTCTATTTTCTCACACAAATATTGCTTGTTACCAATTAAGAACACTTTATTCACATCCGGCAGTTTATCCGTAATGAACTGAATAGTATAAGGAATATCGGAATGAAACAGGTTAAGTGATGACAATTTGTTGCCAATACTATCCGGACATACATCATTCAAGCTCAACGAATAAGGCATAAGTGTTGATACCAGCCCTTCAGGTCTTTGTTGGTAATCGGTAAACGGATAAGCATAATCAAATGATTGCCCGTTAACGGTATGGCGGTTGAATATACCGGTATTGATCGCAACCTCCATAATATCACTCTTTTTTTGCTTCTCCTGCAATTCCACATTACCTTCAATAGCCTCCTGGATATTGAAGGCACTCTGCTCGTAACCCACTTTATGAAAGCTCACGACCGGGATATTAAAAAACAAGGGAGTGTCTGTGCGCACATAATCAAAATTATGTGAAAGAAAAGTGTAAGTACCTATATTGTATTGTACTATTTTGGCCGGAACGATCCGCAAAGAGGCGCTCGTTTCTGATTCCGGATTCCGAATCAAGTCAGCATATAAGTTGACTTCACGAAGACTGTTTTTATCACCCTCATTATAATTAATGTAATACCGCCTGCCAACCACAAAGAGCGTCTTTTTTCTGTTCTCATCAGACATGGCGTTATAAGCTTGCACCAGTTCGTCGTAAGTATTGTATTCAGTCTTTTGAGCCGCCTCTATCAATTCCCTATCCAACCGTAAGAAGCCATCATCAGTCACAGACGACAAATCATAACTGACATTGCCGGAACTGATATCTTTATCGTCTTTTTTATCTTCAATCTCCACAGAAAACTCATGAAGTACAGCGTCTTCATTAATCACCTCTTTATCAGAAAAAGAAAAATAGTCATTTAATTTGGCGAAACGAACCACTTTTGTATGTTCATCCACAATAGTAATCACACCCAAAAACTTCTCCAATTCATCAAAGAATTCTGAAACCGTCCAATGTGGGAGCGCACTGGATATTCCTAATGACGCCACCGCACTACAGACATACACATTACGCAAAAAATTATTATCGAAAAAAGAGGTATCAAACGTGTAACCAAAATGCTCCACTATTTTTGTAATCACAGTCATTAAATAAGGCTGAATACATGTACGCAAGAACTCCGGACAAGGAAGAAATCGGTTAGAGCCATCTTCGTATTGAGCATTATTATTCAAATTCTCCGGATTCACATCCTGATAGAAAACAGGAAGCCAGACAGATTCAACCTGATCAACCGATCCATAATAATCAACCATTTCAGAAGCCGGCAAAAATCCTCCAATGGGACGACCTACAACCGGTGTCCAATCGCTACCTAAATCCAACTCATCCACATAGATATCATCATTGGTCAGCAAATTAAACTCCGCATTTCCGGACACCAGCTGCACTTTAACCCGTGTTTCTTCTACAGACATCAATACGGCACTGCCGGATAACAAACATCTGGCATCAACCATAAGGACGGCCGTCAAGATGGTTTTCTTCTTGGTCACATCGAGCCGGTTAATATGACCAAAAATCGCGTAATTGGCCGACATTGGAAGTTCTATATCCAATGAATAGTTGGAACTGCGTGTAAAATACGGATTCTCAGAAGCCAACGTAAAATAAAAATCTTCTGACAATACAGCCAGTTGCCCGTTTATATATAATTCCGTCATAACTTATTGCGTGATTTATTGTTATTTAAACGATTGTATTCTTTTTGCGCCTGATTAATGCCATGTTTGCCTGTAACATATGTTTCAGCCACCAACGGTTCTTGAAGGCGAGACTTAACTTTTTTCATTGTCTCAGTACATTCAACTACCAGACGATACAGTTCCAAATCCACCTCGGTTCCACCTTCGGATACCGGAACCACAGCAGACGGAGCAACCACAGCCGACACATCGCTAGCAGTCAGGCTGCCCACTGTATTGGTACGCTGCGCATGATCAATCAAATTAAGTACGGGACGAATAGCCGGGTTTGCCACCGCAAAACGGTTGGCAACAAATTCATTGGAATGTACAATACCCTGAGGGCGATCCCATTCACCGGAGCCTGTGAAGCCTCCAGTATAGAAATTACCAATCATCCCCTTAACTGCTGCAAATGCAACTTTGATGGCCGCAATCTGGGCAGCCGCTTTCGCTATACCGATAAAAGACAAAGGAGCAGTAGCCGCTGCATTTTTGGCTGTGATTTCAACAGCTGCGATTTCAATAACTTTCTCCAAGGCATCAACCGCCATTAGCAGGGTCTCACGGAGAAAACTCTTCATTGTCAGTTCTCCATTAGCAATCATTTCACCTAAAGTCTGCCCATAATCCTCAGCTATCCCCTTAGCCATATCCGTATATTTTTGGGCCAAGGCCCTTTCTTTATCCTGAGCCTCTTTTCTTTTTTGGTATTCCCGTTCATCCTCCTTCAACCTGTTAGCGTTAATTTGCTTTTGGAAGTCTGCTTTTTGTTGTTCTGTTAATTGATAATTGGCCAGCATATCGCTATAATAACCGTATTCCAAATCAGACAAAAGCCGAAGATAATCTTCTTCAGATGTCAGGTTTTGATAATGATAACGGGCAGCCGCTTCAATATCTAACTGATATCGCTTTTCTCTAGCTGTCAAAGCACGTTGCTGTGCCTCTTTATACTCTTTATCATCTTCTTGCCTGCAACGCTCTTTGAATTTAATTTGTGCATCTAAAATCTTTTGATTGATTTTTTCAATCTCATCTGGCTCCATACCAGCAATATCTAGCTGTCTGTTCAAATGCTGCATCTCTAAATCTTCAACCAACCGGGCATACTCTTCTTGCGTCATCAAGTCACTGTCAATATACAATTGCTTGAGATGTGCCAATTCAGAAAAATATTCTTTTTCCTCCTTAACCAACGCATCTTTTTTCGCTTTTGACCTCTCCCCTTCTGTTAAAGTGCCACCTCCATTTTTTTTACCATCGGTTTTTACTACATCGGGCTGAATGTCGCTAGCTGCAATTTCAGCATTAACATCTTTAATGGCCTGATTTAACTGATCAAGACGATCCTGAGTCTTATTCAGTTCTTGGTTGGCTATCGTGAGCCGGCTACGTGCTTGCTGAGTAGACGCATCTGTAGCTTTAGCCAACGCTCTTGTACCTTGTGTGCCCAAATTAGTAGTCCGAGCCGATGCCATAAACTGTGCCGAATTAAAATTGGCATTAGCTCGCTTCACCTCTTCTTGTTGTTTTCTCTTCAGCTTCTCCGTCTTGCGTTGTTCCTGATACAGTCCTGCCAACTCTTCTCTAGCCGCCTCCAGTTTGATCTGTTTCTCCAATTGCACCAAATAGTCTTTGATAGCACCTGTATTGTCATTCATCAACTTGCCCTCTTCATTCAGCATACCGTTGTAACCCGGAACGATTTTTTTCAATTCATCAATACAGCGACGGCGTTCATCATAGGAGAAATTCTGATTATGAATCACATTTGTCAGCAATCTAATTTTTGACTCCTGCTCGCCATATTTATCATTCAAATCATTACTAATGCGCAACATTGATTTCTGACTTTCTGTAACCCTGTTTTGCTCTCTTTTTAAATCAATCAGCCTACCGATTAAAGCTGCTACCCCTACCGCTAAAAAAGCATAAGGATTTGCCTTAACAAACTTACCTAGAGAAAGTAGCGATGCAACGATTTTTTCATTCCAAACCACCTGTAATTTCGCCCAGGCAACATCCGCTTTTTTATAAGCGATCAAAGCGAGCAATGTCACACAGGTACTTGCTAACGCACCCTTGTATTTAACCAACCAATCAATCAATGCCGGAGCCATACTAAGTAATTTAGTAGTCCATCCCGTCAACATATTGAGAGAGGGATTTAATTTTTCCATTAATTCAATGCCTGTCTCTCTTATTTTATTCTTCAGCTGAGCCAAACGCGCCTCGTTGGTTTCAGAGTTAATTGCCGCCTGTTCCATGGCCACGTTAGTACCGGTCACCGCCTTGGTATAATATTCAACTTTGTCAGCACCGTCTATCAAGGTCTGTGCTACCGTGTAGGTTTCTGCACCAAAACGCTTCACGATTTCTTCTGTAGATAGTTTTTGTAAGTTCTTCAGAGCCGTTTGCAAGCCCACTATCTTGGGATTTGTCTCATCTGCTCCCGTCTGTAGGCGAAGGAAAAACATCTTCAGTCCAGTACCAGCCACCTCATTCACAATCCCTTTCTCTGCTAGAGTCTCGATGCTACCTACCAATTGCTCAATGGGAACATTAGCCGTAGAAGCGGAAACACCAGCTTTAGTGACGGCTGCCGTAATGCTCTGTACAGCTGCGGAACCGTATTTGGACCCCGCAGCCATCACATTGGCATAGTCGGCCGCCTTCTCGGATGATGCCCCATATTGGTTCATTGATAACGTAACCGCATCAACCGCTTCTTTTAAATCCATCTTGGCAGCCTTGGACAAACGCATCGCCTCAATGGTCACGGCATTCAACGCCTCTTTATTACCCAACAAATCCGGTTTGGCAGACCCTACCAACATATATGCCTCAAGAATCTCTTTACTGGACTGAGTAACCCGAAGTCCAGACTTGTGCATCGAAGTAGACAATATCTCGGCCTGTCGGGCAAGCCACTGAATGGATACATCATCCAAACCGGTAAGAGCCTTCAGATTGGCTGCCGACGCCTCTTTATCATCACGATCTTTGCGCATTTTGTTCAACGTCATGGATATACCGGTAATGGCAGCTATACCGGATGCCGCCAACGCCCCCCATTTGGCAAATCCATTATTAAACCGGGTCAACCACCCCTCAGATTCTTTAATTTCATCATTTACTTTACGAATCTCCGCATTGACCAACTTGAGTTGTGCCTGGTACTTCTTCCACTCTTCAGAACCTCGGGCTATGTGACCGGAGTTCAACTTAGCATTGATATCTTTCAACAGCCGTCGAAGTTCTTTTGGAGTGGCCAAACCAATATTGTTCATAGCCGCATCAATATTCCGAGCGTTATCCCTCATAGCGCGCAATGCTATATTGGTCTCTTTCAGATCTTTTTGTAACTGCTTGACTTTTTTGGTATCACCCGCATTTTGGGCTTCAACAATTCTGGCTTTTAAAGAGAGCGCATGTTGTTCCATCAATTGCATCTCTTTTCTAGCCTGCTCCCCATTCACCTGGAGTTCAACGGTCGCTTTTTCATGTATAGCCATCTTTTTTTATTTCAAAAATAAGGTTATAAAAACAGCCAGTAAAAGACAAGAAAAACCCGACTCATCACGAGCCGGGGCAGTCCAATTTATAAATTTAAAGTCTTATGATGAAGATTGTCTGTTGCGCCAATGCTTTCGTATTATCAGCACAACGACAAGCAAAACTGTTACACAAACACAGGCAAAACCGATTTGTTTAAGCAAAGTGGATTCTTTTTTATCCTTTACCCCTTCAGTCTTGGTTTCTTCATGTTTGGTGGAAGTGGCTTCCTTGTCAACTTTCACCTCCGTACAGTCTTTGGTTGCAGTTTCCTTCCTTTTATTCTTGCTGAAATCACCTTCCACATGACCGTCTGCCAATAACGGAGGTTTCCCGGTCAGGCTATCGGGTGGTTTTCGGGTATCATAGATACAGAAATCAATCACATAGTTACTATTAGTAGTAATGAGTTCGCTCAAAGAGGTACTTGATCCGTGTACGATGTTGACAGATTCACTGGCGCTATCTTTGCTGATTACTTCTACATCGGACTTGACAGCCTTATGCGAACTGCCACATGATCCGAACAACAGGAACAAACACATGAAAGGAGCCAGCAATATATGTCGGCTTACCCAGTTCATAACTCTAACCAACATAGTCTACAACTTAAGAACTTGCATCCTGTTATTTCCGTCAGCCCGATAGCTGACGTGCACCCAAGCGAAGTTAGACTCATCAATCAATTGATCATAGGGCAGGTTCTTGCGGATATACTCAAACAACAGCTTGTTTTGCTGGCGGTCGCCAGTGTCAATATCAGCAGCTTCCCCCACCATGTGCTGCGAGGTCTTACTTCCCTTGACGGCCGCATTAAGTTCCGGACAGCGATAACCACTGTTTACTGTTATAGGCTTTCCCCACCATGTGCGTAACGGGTCCAGTACGTTGTCCACCAAGGCAGTCAGAGCAGTCACATGCTCCTGTCTGCATCTGTTATTGATACCCAAGCGGTCAGCAGTCGTTGACTTGCAGAGTTCCGCAATTGTAAAATACTTCATTTCTTATCCTCCTTATCGTTTAATTTATCCACTAGATGGTTAAACTTGGTTGTTACATAAACTCCGATACCAAATATGCCTCCGGCATACATCAAACATTGAGCAAAAAACCACAATACGGATTCATGTATCTGACCTGTCGGTTCCACAATAAACCCCGCCACAGACAAACCAACACCGGACATTAACATACCTACCGCTGTATAAATCTGCACTTCCTCTTTTGTTTCTTTCTTCATGATATTTTTTTATGCCGCTTTATAAAAACAGGCACAAACCAACCAATAAATAACAATATAAAAAAAGACAAGAAAAATTGATTATAAAGCTTTCTGCTAAACCCAATAGTAGAAATCTAGTAGAAATATTAACATACAAACACTTATTTCTACTGAATGTCTACCACTATTCAATAAAATGATATTATCAATTGATATTCAACTTATCATCCAAGTTCCGGCGGAACTTAGGCGAATAATAGAATACATTATGGTAAAAATGCATAAACTGACGAAGGGCGGACAAACCATTTACCCGGCTACTATCTATGATGCGGTGGTCAATCCAAAGACGCGTAAGAGCTTGACTACGGAAATATCTGATTTAGACATTGGATTAACTTCTATTAAAAACAAGACAGAAGGTATTTATAATACGATTGACCAGATAACAGATAAAACAATAGCTAAAATTGTAGGGTCCGATTTTAACGAAACGTATGTAACATCATGGGGACAAGGTGGCATATCCACTACGACTGGCGCTATTGAAGAGGGAGGCAAAACAAGAATACATTCAGATCTTATAAATACAGGTGTTGACATTTCAATAGAAAGTGGATATAGATATTATATAATTTATTACAATGAAAATGGGTCTTTTGCTGCTAAAGATAGCAATTGGAAAACTGATAAAAGCACAACATCAACATCTTATAAGAAATTTCGTATCATGGTTTCTTTGATTAAAGAAGCCACTATAGATATAGAATCAGGGAAACGGGTTACTATAAGTAAATTATATCAAAATGAGGCGTTATGCCCAGATATCAACATGTTCAATAAAACGGTTGAACAGATAACTGATGAAACAAAACAAATTGCACAATCATACAATGATTTGAGTAATGAAATGGAACGCAACCTAACCGAGATTAAGGGTGGCAATTATATGGAAAAACAGGATCTATTGTGCGTACAAGGGAGTATCAATTCGCAAAGCGGTATACTACAACCAGGTGGGACCAATAGAGTCTATACCAAGATAATTAATACAGGAACTGATATCATTATCAAGCCCGGTTATAGAATATATGTCATGTTTTATAATGACCCTGCCGGTGAGTCTTTCAATTCAAAAGATGGTAATTGGAATACTGTATATACTACCATTCCCACAAAAACCCAATATTGCAGATTGATGATCGCTAAAAATGATGATACGGACTTGTCCCCATCGGATGCATCTGAGAATGTTCTGGTAGGGGATTTGACCAGTTATCCTTCAATGTTTATGCCATTAATGAATTTGAGCACTAATCCTGCCGGATCATTTATGGCAAAAGATGATTTATTGACTTTATTTTTTTACTTAAGGGATAATCAAAGAAAAAAATACGTAACATCATTATCTAAGACCTATTATGTAAGTACAGTCAATGGCTTGGATACCAATGATGGTTTGTCTGACTCAACTCCGTTGAAGACTTTGAATAAAGCCGATGAACTGATGACCGATGGGGACACGGTCCTTATTGAACGAGGAAGTATATTTAATACAGAGGTACAAGTTTTGTCTAAAGAAGGAATCAGAGTGGATTGTTATGGCGACATGTCCAAGGATAAACCTTTGTTTTTGAATTTGCAGACAATACCGACCGTATCTATATCAGATATTAGCTCTGTTAATGACATTGAGTCTTTGGATAAATTATACAAACTGCGCGGCTATAGTAACATTTATGTTCTAAAGCATCACTATGGTTCGGGCAGCAAGGCCAGATTTGTTTGTCAGGTATTTTTAGACGGGAAAAGAAATGGATGGTGGCTTGACGCACAGAAAAAGTCCAGTTCGGATGCCATGGACTGGCTAGAAAACAATCCGGGTAGCTCCTATTGGTTCAGCGGATACGATTCAGAGTCATGGGGGGAAGGGGATTATTATATATATTTATCAACAACCGATATTGCAGGAAAAATAGTGGAGATAACTCATGAAGTGACAGAGATTGGGAAAAAAGGACAAAAACTGCAAATCACCCAATATGCTTCTGATATTCGTAATATCGTTTTTCGAGGTGGTGACTCTACAGACGGTACTGTTATTCCTAATGGATTTTATGAGGGTGTAGAAAGTTTGGATTTTGGTAGACATGGTTTTCTGTTTAACAGGTCTGCGGCTCCCCATACTCACATGATGCTGAATTGCAGAGCAGTATCAAGAAGTGGAGCAAATGGAGAGTATTATCATCACATGTATTATAATTACCATTATTATGGAGAACTATTGGCATTTATCGGTTGTGAGGCCATAGGCAGACATGAATATCTTGGTACTGCATTTGCCGGGCATGGCACAAGTTCGGTAACAGGGATGCCTTTCGATGCCATGTATCTGTATGACTGCTACTGCGAGGGTGTTAATGTGGTTGTCGGTGCTAATGGAGCGCAAATGAATTATTTAAGGAATATAAGAGTTAAGGAGGTTGGACATATTTGCATACGTACACAGGGATTACATGCAGTAGGTATTTTCGGAACATTGTATCCCCCGCAAAATAATTGGAATGAACCTGTATTCGCTGAACCAATCGGTTATAATGTCTTAAAAAATATACGTATAAGGAGTCGAACAGGAATGGGGACATTACTTATTTATAAAGACTCGGCGAACAAAGATGCAGGAAAGGTGGTTTTTGAAAACGCTACAATTATAGTGGAAAGTGAAGGGAAACAGGCTCCTGTATATAAATTTGGGGCGACTCTGTTTAGATTGGCTGACAATATATCTGTTGTTTTCAATAGGTCATTCGTTGCTGTAGATAATGGGCTGGAAACCACATCCTCCATGTTGTGGGATAACGAAACGACACCAGACATAGAGTTTATAGATTCGGAGCTATACGGTATCAAGGATAATCGTTTGCACAGCGATGATAAAAATTCATATTTCTATGAGAGTATGGATGGGATTTTTTCAAAAATCAACAATCTAACAAAATTAAGTTATGTTGAAGATAACTGTATATTCAATTTGTAAAGCATATACTATGATCCGAGACCTAATCATCAGAATAATGAACCGTCTGTCCGTTGAAGTGCATCCGGATGCGGAATGGTTTTAAGCATAAGGGCTGACCTACACCAAGATCAGCCCTTTACCCCTAGAACCATTCTGCATCTGGGTGTATCTCCACAGACAGACGGAACATTATTTTAGTGATTAACTTTTTAATTATCATAATTTTACATTTTTGTATCTTCGATGTAAGGATTAGTTAGATCCATGAGAACATATTGAATTAAAGCATCAATAACAACGTTAGCTATCTTCATGCCTCCTGCGGAATTTGGATGAACCTGGTCCTGCAAATACGTTGTGATATTAAGCGTTGATATTCCACTTAATGCATTTACATCAATTACGGGGACGGAATATATTGCACATACTTCTCTTATCACACTCCCGTAATCTTGTATCGTTAATCCTATATTATTTTTATAAGGATAATCAGCATTATTATGAGAGTTATAAAAATTATGTGGTATGCAAGCGAATATCTTGGCATCCGGCAATCTTTTGATAATCTTTCTCAACATTAGCCCATAGGCGTATTTTAAATGAGTTTCGTCCTGATCGTCAAGCTCCCCGATTTGGGCATTTGCCGTGATATCATTAGCGGAGGCATATATGACTAATACATCCGTATCGGTCGGGATAGTATTTATTCGGCCGTCACCACACATATTATCCTGTATAGTGATAGTTCCTTCTTCGGGATGAGCGGCATTATAGTAGCCATTTTCGTCCACTTTCTTGGTTTGTGGGGAAATGGATGTAACCTTGGAGCCTCCGATGCCTCTGCAATAATGTGTTGAGAATTGAAGATATTTCCACACATACTTCTGCCACGAGATCAGTTCTACGATCGAGTCTCCAAATGAACAAAATTTCTTCCCTTTATACGCCATATTGATTATTTCATCTCTATCTAACTTTACATTTCTCACATTTTGCGGATTGCAAGGGTAATAATTCAACGAGACAAACGGGGAGTCCACACTGTTGAAATTAAAAATTATATATTCCCAATTTTTTTCACCTGTCATCACCTCCCTAAAGGTTTTTGCTTGACTGCCCCTATACCCAATCCACGTACCATCTGCTGCATACACGGCGACTGAAAATGCATTGGTAAAAACAGATGTTATGTTGTCAACGATTCTGATCAATCGTGTAGTATTATAAGCTTCGTTTGACTGTAACGATCCATTTACATTGTTATAACCATCAATAAGATTATCATTTGTTATCAGATTTTTATCTAAATAAGTTTCAGGAAGCTGTGTTATACCGAATTCAAGCGGAATAAAATTCTCATTGAATGATAGATAATAAAAATCTCTTGCGTTATTATTCCAAGCCCTGCAATATGATGCTTCTGATGGTATCTCTCTCTTTGAGATATTCTTTCCCGTTGGAGCACCCATATTAACCGTGCCAAGCAGCGTGCCATTATCTCTATAAAAATAAACCGAATATGCATTGGTATAGATATACTCTTCTCCTGCCGGTATATCAATTCTTTCTATAACAATCCCATTCCCATTTACAATATTTCCGGATCCATCTATTGTCTTATTGGTGAGCAAAAGTTCATCATATACCTTGTTGATTGACATATCCTGCAACATGTGTCGTACTGTCATCAAGTCGTTTTTAACCTCTTCAAGAGAGTCAATTGTTAATACTTCGATCCAATTCTTGTCATTTATCCAATTTGAATTCTCTACATTATCAGAATTATATATTTCAATTGTAAACCTGTCTTCGTTTTGATACGATAAGATAAATCCTTTTCTCCGGTTAATACTGCTTATCGACAACCTCGTATTAGATTTGTTTGAATTATACACGACAGAATCGTACATGTAAGAATCAAGCGGTATATAATTACTCGTTTCAGAATTGTACAGATATACCCTATATCTGTTTGTCAAATCTCTATAAGTAAAAACCAATCCGATTTTTTTATTGTAAGTATTCGGCAGAGCATTTCGAGCAGCATCGGGCGTGTTGTAATTATTGCCGGTTATTGCCGTGACATTGATAAAGGGGAATTTGGTCGATGGCAGCAATGGGCACCAGAATAAATCATCGCTCCAATATTGATCATCCATAGATGTTCCCATATACATTTCAACAGTGAGTTCCCCAGTTGCTCCATTCCTATAACTTAAAATCTTTCCTGTACTTCTATTCTCTTTTGGGATGCCAAGTCTGGTTTTTGAAAAATCTGTATCAAATTGTGTTGAAATGGCACTTCCTTTATTTAAGCCCGACAATTCCGTAGTCAGACTCTTACGCGTTTTGGAATTGACCACCGCATCATAGATAGTAGCCGGGTAAATGGTTTGTCCGCCCTTCGTCAGTTTATGCATTTTTACCATAATGTATTCTATTATTCGCCTAAGTTCCGCCGGAACTTGGACTGTTGTTATTTTATGTAATTATTTATTAACTATTAAAATCACTCAGCACATCATCATACTCCTGATCTGACAGAGATACGCTCTGCACCGCATTGTATGCGGCATAATCCGGATAGGGAATGATCTCCGCTGTGCTCTCATCCGTCTTGCCGGAAACGAGGATAACACCTGTAATCTCCACCGATACAAGATTGCAGATACCATCGGCAAAATCAGCATCAGAAAGATAGTATTCGCGTTTGACCGACAGAGTGCCGGGACGGAGTCCATGCCTGTCAAAAATGACCAACAGACTACCATCATCAAGCCTACGGCAGTTCTTGTACCCGTGCCCGTCAAACTCCGCAACAACGCATCCCGACAGGACTGTACGGTAAGTGAACCGGAAGGGAGTATTCACATCCCCATTCAAGTTCTTCTCTATGATCTTAAAATCGGACTGATAATTAATTCTCATAATACACTATAATATTGATGTTACATCATCTATCTCCTCGGCTGTCAAGATGCCAGAAAGGTCAACACTTCCACCGCCTCCGGTTGTTCCTGTAGGACTCCATTTCCCCTTTATCTTGCAATCATATATAGGACCGGGTATGGTATCCCCCACGACAGCCCAGTCGCCCACAACTGGAGATGGGACAGCAGCATGCAATGCTTCTTCCGTAGAAAACAATCCCTTGTTGCGTATAGCGTTCTGCTTGACCTTCTCCACTTCGGTAGAAGTCTTGCTAAAGTTGCTGTTTAGGCGATCTACCGCCTCACTCCAAGTACCTGTTTTATTTATTGAATTAAGTTCCATATCACTTCATTTTATTTAGGCAATTGGTTTTGATCCCATACAATCTCAGAACCTTTAACCATAATTATGCGTCCTCCCATTATCTGGGTCTGATATATATAACCGTCACTTCCTTTTTGCTCCGCAACCATACTATCCGGGCGGAAATATAATACATCATTACTATTCGGGTCAAACATAGAAACCATGGGAATCAACCCTTTCAGTCCGTATATGCATGATATATCTATCAGGGAGGCGTTCATATTATCACGCATCTCTATTGAGGGGATTCCATATTCATTTTCCGGCTCAATGCTTATTGTATAGCCATTTGAAGACTTGACTTTTACTTTTCCAACAAATTCAGGATTTCCATCTGCATCCCATTTAATGTTCCCATTGGCAAGTTGCCCGGAACCATCCTCATTCAACAGTATCTTGCCATTGGCTATTTCAACTTTTCCCCGGAAATATCCGCCCAAAGCATAGATATATCCACGAAAAAAAGCATTACCGCCATGAGTAGCGACAAAGTTCGCCATATTCGCCCATTCTTCATCCGTAGGCTGGTAATTAGGATCATTACGAAACTTCATTACGGTTAATATAGCCTGTTGAAGCGTGCCACCTGTCCAAAATGCCACATCATCATCGTCATTGTATATGCCGCTTACTCCGGCAGTGACCTTCTGTAACTTGCCATCCTTGTAGTTACCTAACTGAATCATATTGGCCAATATCAAACCACCAAGGATATCCACAGATCCATCCTTAATCGCACTTGCGATATAGTTAATTGCTTGAAATCCGGCTATGGACTTGTCATTATCAAGAATTGAAGGCTTCCAATCGGTAGCGATAGTTCCACGCTCTAGCTGAAGGTCACAAACGGTTGCGGTACCACTGATGAGAAATATACCACTGCCATTGAAGGTGATCTTATGGGTATATCTCTGATAAGAGGACGTAAGAGGCTGAGTTGTGCTGAAATCACCACACGAAACAGACACAGACGTACCTTTAGCCTTAAAGGATATAACATAATTTTCATTTTTAATCAAGGACACGGATTGGGACAAACTACCGATTGAAGCAGAATACCCAGAGCCGGCAGCACTATCTGCGGATACAGTAGCCACACCCGTCCAATACTTTAATTGCTTGCTATATAATTCGGTATCAGCAGACAATTGAGTATCAGAGGACAATGTCTCACTTTCATAATCCCCGGTAAACCCGGAGTTACGCAACAGATTGACACTTCCGACAGCCGCATTGTCTATCGCATCCTGAGCCTTTTGGGCCAGATCGGCAGCCGCCTGTATCTCATCCGGAAGACCTTCCATATTACGCCATCCAGTGGAACCTTGTTCGATATGAAACATACCCTTGATATCAACACCGCCTTTCTGGCTATAACGGATGTAAGTGCTCTCATCCTTGGCACCGATATAGGCATCACCATACACATTGATATAAGCGTGTCCGGTGGACTTGTCAAAGCCCAGCCCGATGACTTCTTTCCCGGCAAGAGAGAAAGAGTTGATACCTTGATAAAAAATAATGGAAGGCGAAGTTTCATTAACAGACGAAAGGATTATAGCTGCCTGACGGGTGATATCCGTCAAATGCCCAAGCCCGATGATATCATCACCGGCAGCCGGAACATCACTGTCCTTGTCGGCATTGGTTTTGCTCAAGTCAATATAGTCAGATCCTACACCTGTCACCTCACGCCAATAGTAGCGGTTGGATACATTGTGGGATGTCCCTTCTTTAATGTTAAATTCTTGGGCTAATGCTAATGTACCTACTGTAAATTCGTTATTGATTGTCACTCCATCAACTTCCGACAAAAAGAAACAACGGTAGCTCTCATCAAGTTCCTCCACCCTGACACACTTCATACCGGCCGGAGATATGATCTGTTCACCACCAACATGCGTCTTCTTCTTTACTTCAAGCTCGTCAAAGACAGCCTTAATCTTCACATACAAGCGGTCAACAACAGCTTGTGTCGTACCATCTTCCAATACAGTCCAACCGCTACCGTTTTTACCAATCAAAAAACCCTTCAGGAACGTGATCAGCTCATTGGCGATATCTTCTTTATCTTTACGAAGAAAATATTTTTCAAAATCAGTTATATCAGCACCAGCATCAATCATGGCCAACAACAAAGATCCGACACGCAATGCCGTATTCGCTCCGGCATTACGCTCATCCCTTATCTGCTCCGCCAATTTTTTTAATGTGTCTTTAATATCCGCCATTTACTTTTTTATTCCAAAGTAACAACAAAGCCAAAAGCCGTAAAAAGACATCATTTCTTTTTATGATGCCCCCATAAATGCGAACGCATGGAGGTGCTGCGCTTGTGATTCGCCTCTTCAATCTTCTCCGCAAGCAGACCACAGAACTCCTCACCATACATATATGCCATCTGCTCTTTCAAGACCATGACCGATGCAAAATAGGCACGTGAGAACCATTCACGGGGTTTGCGAGGTTCACCTGAGGTAATCTTGCCGGATTTTTGTCTGTGCACATAATTCTTGCCTCTCAAATCCGGATTCAAAAACTTCAAATCGCCCTTGTTATGCCCTCTATGACCGTCATTATACAACTGACCGTCGATCTCATATCCCCGCCCCGTACCACAATCCTGATAAATGCCATATTCCATAAACTTATGCTGGATCACAGTCAGTTCACTGCTGCCCATTGTCACATTCTCCGTTATATCATTGTGCAGTAACACCGTATCAACCACGTGCAGTCTCATGATCTTCTCCCTCCAGATAGTGACCATCATCTCGGCCCACGCCTTCTTATACTTTGCCCGATCTTCAGCCGTAGACTTCGGTCTATTCTCATTCCTCCCACTCATCACTGTCATAAATTAGAGATACCGGTTCGGAAACATCAATCATAAAATACAGACCTGTACATCCGGAAATAAAGTATTCACCCAGCTCGCGTGAATACACATTATCCGTATTCAGGTACACCAGTTCGTTATCCAGATTCTCACGGTCAACCAGCATCCTGCTGTGCACCTGGCGGAACAGCCGCCGGCACACCTCCAGTGCCGCTTGGCGTTCCGCCATATCACTGATACGATATCGCATCATGAGAAACACGGTAAAAGTACGTTTTTTAAAAAATCCTCCGGAACGCTTCTCGGTCACTCCGTCATTCGTATCATCTACTGCGAAAAAAGCGGATTCGCGCCGAAGATTCTGAAGAACCTCTTCAAGCGAGTTGATACCGGAACAGACACACGGATAAAAAGCGTGAGCCTTGGCCAATTTGTTTTTTTTGCACATTCCTTTAAAATAGGACAGCGCATCGAATAAATTATTTGCATCCATATCTCTGTTGTAATTCCTGTGCCTCGCGAGCCTTCTCATTCAGTTCGGTCAACGCCCGCCAGCAATCCATCTGCAATACTTCTCTCTCCTTTGTGATATCCCCGCCTGTCAATGCCCGAATCTCCGCGTTGACGAGTTCAAGCATATTAAAGGCTTCACCCTCCAGTTGTTCCGGAGGACGGAACAGATAGGGAAAGCATTTTGTAAAATGATTCTTAACCGATGCAATCCACAAAAACACGGACAGCAGTTCTTCTTCCGAAGGATTGAACCGGCGGGGATGCCGCCCTTTGCGATCCACATACAACAAAATTGCCATGGAACGCAGAAGAGCGTTATCGCGCGTGCGTAAAAAGCCCTGATAATAATTCTCAATACTGACATACTCCTTAAACGGAACATCATGCAACCGGGCATCCACCGACCGGAACCTGCCGATCCGCCACAAACAGAAAGGCATATCACCCGGACGCTCGATAAAATCCAGCATGTGCAGGAAAGACTGTACTTGCCACGAATGAACAAAGAACCGAACCTTTTTCCATCCGTTGCGAACAGAACAAACCCACCCGTCCTCCTGTCTGCGCAATACAGTGATTCCCAGCAGCCGGACAAAGATATATGTCTTTGCCGTGACCGGATCAAAACGAGTCATGATATAACACACATAACGCAATTGCCATTGCTCCAGCTTGTGCCATGCATCCGGCAGATGGAAGTTGATCAACCTATCCCCAAAAGTAGCAGGTGTCTTCTTTTTCATTTTTATAGTATTCAAAATGTTTTACCTTATACGCATCGCTATCCTTATACGCCGGAAAATCGTCCGGACACCTCTCCAACAAGTTAACCACATTCGCCAGTTCCACGCGGAATGCCGGCAACTGCTTGTTGATCCAAGAACCTATCGCCCTACGGAGCGCACAAACCAACGGTATCTCAGCTTCAGCCAGAGACTTATGCCGGATTTGTTCAAGCAAATGATCAAATAAAACTGCGGATATCTCGCGCCGGATATATTCTTCAGCCTCGCTGATTTGCGGACGAAGTTCGAGCAGATCAGTACGGATGGCTGTCGGTCGGCCTGCAAAATCACGCACATGGGCACCGGTATAGTAAAGGGAACTGATCACCAACCGGGCACAAACTGAGGAAGACCAAGCGTCATCACCAGTCATGCCCTCAATAATACAGTCCAGCGCATAATCCGCTTCACGCTGTATCTGCACGCGCAACGATTCAACCCGATCACGTGATGCCGGAGATATATTCTGGTTATTGACAATACCGAACCCCGTATCCGTCAGTATCAGATCCAGCCCCGGGATCGCCTGATAAAACGCATCAAGACAGATATAACGGCACACATCTTCTTTAACGGGCAGCGTATCCACATCCGTATCACTCCCCAGCACCGTGCCGAAGAGCTTATGTTCAGCCTGTTCAAACCGATCTTGTATCGCATCAAACACATACACGTTTGCCGAAGCAGCTGCAAAAACGACCTTCTCAAAAGTCTGTTTATCAATTATCATCTTCATCGTTATTATGGTTTATCCGGTTAGCAGTCGTTGATTTGGCATCGGTATTCTGATCCAGTGTCGTGAGCAGGATCATCGGCACATCCGGATAGACCTTCTCACCCCATCCGTTATAATGAATCACCACATTATGCGGCATGTACATCAGATCATGAAAGGCAATCTCAAGCGACTGCTTGAGAGTAAACAGCTCACGCTTGTCAGAACCGGAGTTATTGGACTGTGACTTGCCCGGAGTGGCCCCCACCAGATTGGGATGAATATTATCACCATAACAGGTAATATTGGACGCCTCTTGAATGTCTTCAGACCAGTCGCCACCCTCTTTAGTCGTATCAATCACATTGATACGCACCATACGGTTCTCCTTGCCGTTAGGATCGATGTAATAACCGGTAATCCAGACCTTGCCGGAATTCTCGATGCCGGACACAAAATTTTTAATATTCTCTTTTTCTTTCTTAATGCGCTCCAGCTGCTTTACAGGCTCGGTTATGTGCTCTTCAGCCAACAGATTGGACCAAAAATCCTTGTGGACTTCAACCTGGTACTTAACCGTCGCATGATTCTTCAGCTTGGCTTTTTTCCCCTTACCAATCAACCGCTTGATGTCAAACCAGTCGCCTCGAAAAATAGAAGTATAGTTGGGTAACGGATAGTATCGGCAGCCGGGTGTCGGAAAACGGACCAAAATGGCAAACTTGCGGTCTTTAGTGGGTATGGACTTTTTTCCGTCCTTGCCGGGCGCACGCCCCATCCGAACCTCCAGATCACCCAACGGGTCTTTTTCGTCAAGCAGCGGCAGCACCTCGATCTCATCCTCACGCAAGGCCGACTTCCGGAAGTTGCCATAGAAAACATGATTGATACGCCCCTTGTCATCCGCCTTTTCGAACCGGCAATAACAGGCCTCCTTGTGCCGGAGCCTGACAATCCGGGAACCGTCAACAGACAGTATGATCACCGACACACAGAAAAAATAATACTTCATATCTGTCGCCTGTTCAAGCATGAAGGAAGGTATACTGTTATGCAGCATCCATTTTTTAATTTCCTTATCAACAGTCGGTCTGCCCGTATCATAGTCATTATACTTCTGCCCGGCACCATAACAAGTAAGCACATTGAACAACTTGTTCTGAGACATCACCTCGTCAACCCCTATCAACCTGATCAGCTCATACGGTAGCCTGTTGTCAGCGCCCCAGTTCACGTATTTATAACCTTTCGCCCCCGGCAACGTCGTCGAGGACACATCTTCGCCATCCTCGTCAAAAACCGCCGAACTGTCCTCGACCGTCTCCATGGACGCCTGCACGCCGGATTTACCCACCTCAAACACACCTGAAGGGATATAGTCCAGCCGCACCCTGTTGTTTGTCTTATTTTTCATAAATAAACCTCCATACCATTAATTGAAAACAATGTGATATCACGCAACCTGCGCGGCAGTCCGGATTTGGGACACTTGACCAGATGCGTGCCTCCCCGCCAATGGGAACCGATACAGATCACCCCCTTGTACTCAATGATGTCACCTGTGGACAATTTCCAGACACGCAAATCAACCGGCTGTCCGGATTCCAGCAGCCGGATGGCATCAAGCCTATGTATTACCTTTATGCCCATATCACTCAAACGTATAATCAAATGTATTATCAAACACACGTCCGGCACGCGGCAACTGCAAGATATTGTGATTACGCTGCGCATACCGATAAGAGAATGTAAAGAACGGCAAATGATCCAGATCGTTGCTGCGCTTCGATTCCGACTCGGTGATGGTAACCTCCTTGCCCACTGTCGTACCGTCCAGCAGATAAATCTCTTTAGATCGGAACAAATCATCAAGCCACAACGCCATCTCATGTGTCAACACACCCGTATTGGCCTTGAACACCTTGGTCTCATCAATCCGATAATTACGGAACATGCCATTAGTGTAAGCGGTGGACCGGACGTATTCCGGCTCCAACGCATGAGTTCCGGTACAGTAAACCGTCTCCTGGCACCCGAAAGAATTGGTGAACAACAGAACCGGAGCGACATCGGGCGCATCAGGATCGAGTGAGAAAGTCTGCGTCCGTACTCCGGCATGAATAATATAGCGCACCAGCTCGAAGCCCGGTTTGACCAACAATTCGGGAGAAACTTCTACCGTAACGATCTTGTCCGTATCTGTCACCTGCCGCAAACTCACCTCACGGGTAGACAAACCGTCTTCGTCCCGGTAATAGACACAGGTAGCAGTCACAGGACATGCCTCAGTCGTGACCAGATGCACGAACTCCTTGCGCCCTATCGCCGTAATCTTCTCTCCCATCAGCGTGGACAAAAAATAGCCCGCCATAAAATCCGCAGCCGGCATGGAGGACTCCGCAGCACAGAACTGCACCGTAAAGTTTTTATTCTGTTCGGATGATCCGTCCGTTATCCGATAACTGCACCGTTCTATCAGGTTTGTTGCCAAATACGGTTCAATCAAGCCCTGCAAATCATTGATGGTTATCCGGCCGGAAGCATCCGGAATGTAAGTTTCGGACAGAATCTCTTTTTCTCCGACTGTCAATGAGAGAACAGCCTTATTCTGATCCGTAGCGAACACCAGCTCGTTCAGTCCGGAACTAAAGGCATAGGCCGGGATATCCTTTACTAAAACTATCATATAACCTTTTTTATTTCAAAAATAAGGCAAATACCACAACCTATAAAAGACAAGGACACCCTGTCTTGCAACAGAATGCCCTCTATGTAAAATGTATAAAAAAATGTTTCTTATCGACGCATCATCATCCATTTGGGACGATTGTCACTGTCTACATGGATGTGATAGCCCGTATCACGCATCGTAGATGCAATATCATTCAAGGACAACTCCACCATATCAGACAAATCATCTTGAATATCTTGTGTGCTTTTCAACAACACACCATCACCATCGGGTTGATCAGCCGGAAGAAACGCCATCAGATATTCAATCAATACATATTCCTCTACACGAGATTGATTGGGAGCAGAATTATTTTTCATGCTTCACCTCCTTTGTAACATAGTCATGCAAAAACGCATCTAATCGAATTAATTGTTCATGATTTATTTCGGATATATCTCCATAATTTTGAGCAAATAAATGGAATTTGACTTCTTTATTACCGTCACTACCTATCTCGACAGTCTTCATTATTGAAAATTCGTCATTCATCGCAAACCTCCTTCCAGCATTTTCGGGTTTGAAGCTTCACAGAAGCGGAACTCGCCACGTACAGGATAAATATGAACTATGAAGACAGTATTATACGGATTCTTATCGGGATAGACCTCAATACGTATATCATTGTTTCTGGAAACATCCACATGAAGCGGTTTGGTTCTTGGAAACTCTTCATCCAACATGGACGCTTTGGCACGAATACTCTCAATAAAGGCATCACGTGACAGTTCATCAGGAATCAATACATGAGTGAAAGTGGAAATCCACTTGTTCATAGCCCTGCCTTTATTGTTGACAGACAGGTAAGTTTTGGGTTCATCAATAAAGAATTTCATTTCAGCCCTCCTTTCTTGCAAAGATGTAACGACACAACAAACCAAGCCAGGCAAAGCAATGCAGGAACAGCCGACACAAAACCGGCACATACCAATGCAGAAAAAGCCAAGGAAGCATGAGCCATAAGGCACACCTGACGGTTAGACACTGATTCTTCAAGTACGGAAGAAAATAATTGATTCTCACGGTTCAGCCACATAGTTAGGACTGACGATTTGCTCACGACATTTATGTCGGTAGCAGGAATTGAAACTGTTTGTTTCATACTGTATCTGTTGGCATTTTAGGCAGAAAAAGAACGGCTGCCATTTCCCGTGTCGCCAAACAGATACAGATTTCCGCCCGAGAGCTAAAATTGTATGGGAAAGACAGCCGTAGATTTTGCAAACAAGTTGCGACTTCTACAATATCTTAATTATTGGGCATAAAAAAAGCCCATCATATTTCGTTGAGCATTAACCGAAGCTCGCGGCACGGAGAAATACCGTATCTATTTGGCACTACAAATATGAGGATTATATTTGAGAGTGCCAAACTTTTTATTAAAAATCATCTGTAAATGTTCTCTTTGTTTTAAACGCTTCCTTAATTAAATTATATTCATCTATAATGAATTTACTTACATTATCTTTTCTTGGTTCAACATCATAAATATTATCATTCACCTCAAATCTAATTTTCTTAAACCCTTTTTTTAAACCGTCAATCAATTCATCTGTCAATTCTATATAGGCATAAATATCATAGGTGTAAAAAACACTATATGTTAGAACATGAGATTCACCTACCGTATCTTCATCATAAAATAAATTCTTGGTTTTATAAACTGAATCATCTCCAAACTTTATCAACACAGGAGAATCTTTTTCTATTTTTAATTTTGTGTCAGCTTCATGAATACCAAAACATATTTGATAAGTTATAATAGAGTCTCTCTGAATTCCTAAAACCATAATGCGAAGCGACCTTTCTTTTGTTGAAGTACCAATGAAGCTATATCGATAATCACCCCATATCCATCTTAATCCATCACTTGAAATCTCATCTTTGGCTATAGACGCTTTTCTTTTTTGTGGATTAGAAAAAAGCTCTTTAATGGCCTTGGGTGGTGTTATTGCGCTATTTTGTGCATGCGCCATTAAACTCAATAACATAAAAACAACAAATAGGAATTGCTTTAAAAAAAATTGTTTCATATCTTATACAATTAATAATTTTTGACTACAAAGATATAAAAGGAAAATCGTATCTTTGTAAAAAACCTTAATTCCGCAACACTATTATAAAATATTTTTTTTAAGTACCTGAGCAACAAAAAGTTGCTCAGGATTTTGCCAT